TGGATGGGTATCGACAACTTCTACATCTATGCTGGTCAGACACAGCAGTTACCCTGCTCTGTAAAAGACAAGGTGTTTCTCGACTTTAACCAAAGTCAGAGAGACAAGGTTGTGTCTGGGGTCAACTCTGAGTTTTCAGAGGTTGTGTGGTACTACCCTAGTGCCAGCAGTTCTGACAATGACAGGTATGTTATATATAACTACGGTGAAGAAGTTTGGTACTTTGGCAATCTTGCCCGTACCGCATGGCTAGATCGCGGTGTAAGAGCATTTCCATTGGCGGCAGGCAATCAATACCTATATAACCATGAGCTTGGATATGATGATGATGGTTCAGCTATGAACTCGTTTATTGAATCATCTCCCATGGACATCGGTGATGGCGATAAGTTTACCTACATTGGTAGGGTAATACCTGATATCACATTTAATGGGTCTACAAATTTAAGCAGCCCACAAGCTACATTTACTGTAAAATCCAAGAACTTTCCCGGTGCTGGGTTCGACAATACGGCATCAGGAGACACGATACGCACAGCCACATCTCCTGTTGAGACATTCACGAATCAGTTGTTCTTGCGATCCCGTGGCAGATCCTTCGCTCTCCGCATCGAATCATCTGCTCTTGGGGCTAGATGGAAGCTAGGAAGCCCACGAGTTGATATACGACAGGATGGGAGGCGCTAATGTCATCAAATCAGATTGCGCCACCAAGACTGCCAGAAGCTCCAAGAGAGTATTCTATACAGTATATGTCAGATTTGCTTCGTGCTTTAGAGCTTTTCATTGCACAAGAACGCAATCCCGGAGAGTTGCGCGGCACAAAGATTACACTGACCAATCTGCCTACCAGTGCAACTGGTCTGGAGTCTGGTGCTTTGTATAACGATAGCGGAACTGTTAAGATTGTAACATAAAGTTACAGGTAACTTTTATATGTGGGGACAAGCTCTACTTCTTATGGGAAATAAAAAGTTACAAAGTAAGAGCAAATATGCTCAATATGATATTGACGGTGACGGTGTAGTTACTGATGAAGAGCTTGAGCAAGCCAAAGAGATAAAAGAAACAGAGAGAGATTTGAGAAAAAGCCTAGCGCAACTTAGAATGGCGAGGTTTACTTTGATTGGCATGGGGATATTTACAGCAGCTATGTTTACCCCTTGGATTTCCATAGAAAGGATACATGCTCTTTCAGAAATTTCTTCATTATTTTATATTTCAGGCGCTGGAATAGTTGGTGCATATATGGGGACAACCGCGTGGATGTCTAAGAAAAATTAAGGGAGACCTGTAGAATGCCTATGTGGAGTATGCACCAAAGGACCACTGCGCTACAGGCAGTAGCAAACAGGAGAAGGCAAAATGTTGCAGGCACTGATTGGACCCGTCACGGGTCTTCTGGACAAGTTCATAGAGGACAAGGATCAGAAAGCAAAGCTGGCACACGACATAGCTACCATGGCGGAGAAGCACGCTCACGAAGCGAACATGGGACAGATAGAAATCAACAAGGCGGAAGCTCAACATAGATCCGTATTTGTTGCCGGTTGGCGTCCTTTCCTTGGCTGGGGTCTGGCTACTGCCATGATATGGCACTTTGTCCTAGCGCCAGTAACTATGTTTGGTTTTGCCTATGCTGGTATGGAAGCGCCAGATTTACCCACGTTTGACATGGATAGTCTTATGACTGTTCTTCTTGGTATGCTCGGCCTTGGCGGTTTAAGAACTGTAGAAAAAGTTAAGGGTTTAACAAAGTAATGGCTAGAGAAGATTATGATGGTGGGTTTAGTGCTTCTGGCACTGGTGCCGCTGCTAAAGGCATAGATCAAACAGCTATAAGCTCACAAGCCATGGCTAGTCAGCCTCTTGGCGCTGTTGCCCCGAACATAGGGCAGCAGGGTGCTGACGGCAATATAGTTGACATACTGAGCAAACAAGAGTTCTTCGATCAGAATCAAATTACTTTGCAAAACCCTTATGGACTCCAAGGTCTTTTTACAAGAAAGTTTGGACAAGACCCCTCTACAATAGATTATTCTGCCAACATAAATGAGGCCACCAGAAGACAGATTATGGATTTAGCGTATGACAGATATCGTAATCCGCATGCTAAATATAATATACTTGGCGATCAGGTGGGTGGAGACAAGGAAACAGGTGAGGTCAGATATGGGTTGGACTCATTTGGAAGCTCGCCTACTACATTCCTTGGCGATGTCATAGATGTGCCGCTGCCAAAAAGCCCGCAAAGAAGTCTTGCAGAAATGGCCCCTGCTGGCCTTGGTCTTTTAGTTAGGATGTTGCCTCAAGAAAAAATGAAGATGATTGAGGCAGGCAGCTTGCCCGGAAACATTCCAACAGCCGCGCAGGGCAGAGAAAAATATAAAGCAAGCAAGCGCACAGGTAGCTTCCTTGACAACATAAAAGCCGCACTATCAGGAGCGCTTAAATGAATACAGATAAACTAAGAACAGAGATTGCAGAAGATGAAGGATGCAAATACGAAATTTATTTGGATCACCTCCATCTGCCAACTTTCGGAATTGGTCATTTAATTACCAAGGATGACGAGGAGTACGGCAAGCCTGTCGGCACGGTGATCGAACAGGAAAGAGTCCAGAGGGTGTTTAACCTTGATATGGCTGTAACTGTAGACGAGTGTAAGGTTCTGTACCCGGATTTCGATGATTTACCCGAAGAATGTCAACATATCATCTGTAATATGATGTTTAATATGGGTAGACCGCGTCTATCCAAATTCAAGGGTATGAAAACTGGTGTAGATGCGAGGGATTGGAACAAGGCAGCAGATGAGATGGTAGATTCCAGATGGTATACTCAAGTCCCGAATCGTGCTAGAAGATTAGTAGAGAGAATGCGGTCCTTATCTGAAGCAGAGGTGTAATCATGGCTTTACCATTGTTATTAGGATTAGGAGGGTCTGCGTTAGCTGGTGCAGGCATGCTGGGCGGAAACGCGCTCTTAGCTGGCGCTCTTGGCTCTGGTCTTGGCTCTCTAGCTCAAGGTGATGACTTTGAGACGGCTGTCGGCACGGGTCTTATGTCCTATTTTGGCGGTAAGGCTCTAGGCGGCATGTTTGGTAGTGGAGCAGATAAGTTGGCTAACGTACCGCAGCAGCCACTTGTGGCTGGTCAACTTCCCATGTCAGGGGGTTTGGCTCAAAACATGATTTCTGGAGGTAGCCCTGTAACTGCAAGTGCTGCTATGCAAACGGCTGCTCCAGCCGCTTCCGGCGCAAGTAATTTCTTTTCTTCTCCGGCTGGTGCAACAATTCAGGCAACGGGTCTAGAGGGAATTAAGCAGGCTGCAACTAATCCATATGCACTTAGTGCGCTTGGCACAACAGGTCTTGTTGAGGCGTCTAAGCCTCCAAAGATGGATTTTAAAACAGATGAGTATCCAGATATTCCACAAGCAGATCCTGCAACACGCAAACGCAATCCTATACTTCCCGGTTACAGGCCCGGCTTTGACCCAGAAATGCCATACTTCCGCTATGCAGAAGGTGGTGAGGTGCAAAGGCCTAATGACAAGGAAATAATCAACAACGCCGTAAATGCTATAAAAGGCGTGGACCCGGAGCCAGAGCGTTCTTTGGCCATATTTGTATCGACTTATGGAGAAGAGGCTCTTAAAGACTTGGTGGGCCGTGTTCGCAGTGGAGAGTTTGATGATAACGCACAGACCACAGAGGGCATGGTAGAGGGTATTGGTGACGGCATGGACGACATGATCCCCGCTACTCTTGAGGGAGAGCAAGATGTTGTCTTATCTGATGGAGAGTTTATCGTACCGGCTGACGTTGTTAGTGGTCTTGGCAACGGATCGACTGACGCTGGAGCAAAATCCCTTTACGAGATGATGGATAGAGTTAGAGAGATGAGAACAGGTATGAAAGAGCAGCCTGATCAGGTGCCACAGGACATGATGTTGCCAGTATGATTATAACTGCTGTACCCTTAGAGGGTGTGGACATTGTGTGGGACAAAACAAAGGATGTTTTAGCTAAGTCAGTTGAAACATCTAAAGGAAAATTTAAGGCAGAAGATATAAGAAAAGAATTAAAAGAGGGAGGCTTGGTATTGTGGCTGGTGTTAGAGGGATCTGATGTTGTTGCTGCCATAACAAGCAGAGTTATAGAATACCCCGGAAGAAGAGCAATGGCTCTTGATTGGGTGGGGGGAAAGCATATGAAGGAGTGGTTGCCATCCATTCTAGAAACATTGCAAAGTTATGCTACAGATTGTGGATGCAAGCATATAGAGGGTTATGGCAGAAAAGCATGGGGCAGAATCCTAGAGAAGTATGGATGGAAGCCTGAATATATAGCCTACAGAATGGAGTTGGGTAATGGGCAAGGGTAAATCATCAGTACCATCAGATCAGACTGTTGTTCAGTCCAATCTGCCAAAGTATGCCAGACCATACTTTGAACGCCTCCTTGACAGAACAGAGGCTGAGTCTCTGCG